GCACATAAATATGATAGATGAGATTTTGCATGAACATAATATCAAAACAGATGAATTAGTTGAAAGAATTAAGTCAAAGCCATATGCAGTTAGAAAATACTATGGAGATCCTGCAGGACATCAAGCTCAAGGGCAATCAGGACTAGGAGATATAGAGATTTTTAGAAGACATGGCATACAAGTTCATAGTGTAAGAGATAAAACATCTCGAAGTATAGCTTCAGGAATTAGCCATGTTAGAGGATTTATGGAAAATGCTCAGGGAGAAAGATTCTTCCATTTAGATAAAAGCTGCACAAGTATGGCGATAGATTTAGAGAATTATCGCTATCCTGAAGCAAAAGAAGGTAAAGATTTAAAGCCAGAACCAATTAAAGACGGGAAACATGACCACGGTACTGATATGCTTAGATATTTTTTTGTAAATCAATTTCCAATTAAAAATAGAGATATAAGGATGGTAAAAAGATGACAGTAGAACAAATTATACAAGAGTCCATAAAAGAAGCGAAGCTCCAAATAGAAAGAGCTAGGAGGATGGAGACTAGGAAGCTTCTTGATTATTATACAGGGACAGAGACCGACAAATATATAGGAGATTATTTTTCTGCAGATGCTTTTAGAGAAATCCCTTTATATAGTGCGAATTTCACAAGGAGATTCGTCAATAAGATGTCAAGAATCTACACAGTAGGTGCATCTAGGAATATGGATGAGCAGTATGCTTTGCTCACTCGTAAAAAAGATGCTAGGTTAAAGCACGTAGAGAGAATGACACGATTATGTGGCACAATAGCCACACAGGTAGTTTATAGGGATGATTTAACAACACCTTGTTTTGATTATCGCCCCGTTTATTACTTTTCTGCACACTTTGATGATAATAACCCTTTTGTTCCAGCAGCAATAACATATCCAATTCTTTCAGGAGCAGATGACCCTTCTATTACTGATAAGCTTCAATATGCCTATTGGGATTCTCAAATATATGTTCATTATGATGAAAATGGTAATATAATGAATGAATATCAACATGGTTATGGAGTTATTCCATTTTTATTCACTCATAAAGAAGAATTGATAGACTCTTTCTTCGTAGAAGGTGCTACAGACGTAATGAGCTGCAATGAGCAAGTAAATATCACTATGACTGAGCTTCAATTAGGATTAAGATTCCAAATGTTTGGACAACCATTTATTACAGGCTTGAATGGAGATAAACACTTGGAAAGAGCAGGCTCTGACACTATATTAGACTTGCCTGAAGGTGCTAATTTTGGCATTGTATCTCCATCAGGAAACATTGAGAGTGTAATTGAGAATGTTAAGTTCCAAATAGACTTAGTTGCTCAAAATAATCACTTATATGTTCAGTTTGCACAAGATGGAGGCGAAACACCATCAGGTATCGCATTGAAAATTAAAGACTTAGAGAGATTTGAAGATTATCAAGACGATTTAGAGCTTTGGAATATGTATGAGCATGATTTATACGAAGTAGAGAAAGCAATCGCAGGATATAATGGTATTAAATTACCTGAAGAGCTTAATTTAGATTTCAATGAGCCAGAATATCCTAAATCAGTAAGAGATCAGATAGACTTAGATAATCACAGGCTAGCCAATAACTTAGTAACACAAGGAAAGCTACTTGCAGAATACAATAAAGACTTAACTATAGAGGAAGCAGATGCCATCATCGAAGAAAACAAACAGAAAAACGAAAAACTCTCTCTCTTTGATAGAGTACGCCAAGAAACTCAAGAGCCTGAACAAGTTTGATATAAACTTTGAAGGCAATATCCAAAGTATTATAGAAAACCCAAGAGAATGGGCTGAGTTGTCTGCAGAAAAGGTAGTTGTAGAAAATATACCTCGCTATATGAACGCTAAAGAATTAGGAAAGGAATTTGCAGATGAAATTACAAATAAAGACTAATTTTAGCTTCAGTAAATTATTAAACTATGTAAAATCAGAATCATTCTCTGGAGAGCAAAACAAAATTATTGGCTCTAGCGTAGTAGAATCTAGCAAAAAATTTATCAGAGATGGGAAAGTTAGACCTGACATACTTACAATCACAAAAAATATAAAGAGAGCTAAAGGTTCCCCTACTCCTGACATCCCGTTAATGGATACAGGCAATTTAGTGAATAGTCTTAAAGCTACAAAAGAGGGAATTGAAGGAGCTGATTACGGGAGAAAGCATCTTGAAGGCGATGGAGTTCGTGTTAGGAATTTTATACATATTGAAGAAGAAAAAATCAAAAAACCATTAAGTAAATTAATAGATAAAATGAACAGGGTAATGAAAAAATAAAATGGCGAGGGAATATGAAACTATTGAAGAAGCTACGCAAAGTCTTACAGAAGAAGACGAAAACATCCTCTTATGGTCAGCAATCGGAGCAACAGCAGCAGTTGATATATTTGCTGCAAGAATTGAATCAGAGATTCTTAGACTTAGACAAGCAAATATTGGAGATGCAGAAATCCTCAGAATACTTAACAACGACTTTACCAACAGAGGAAGAATATTTGGAGAATTTTCAAATAATCTTCGCAGAGGAGTTGTATCAGGAATTATGCAAGGTTCTCGGTTCGGACAAGATGAGGTTTATGGGAATAGCGTAAGATTTCGATGGGTAAGTGTAGGATCTTCAAAAATATGTGTAGATTGTCAAGATAGGGTAGGTAGGATTGAGTCCTGGGAATCTTGGGAAGCTATAGGATTGCCTGCTACAGGTTTTAGTATCTGCAAAGAGTTTTGTTACTGCCAATTAGTCCCTGAAGATATAGAAATAGATGATAGAGTAGTTATTTAGATTTTTCTTCTATAAGATTATTTAAGATTTCCGCTATCCTATTTAAATTAAAGCCAATAACCATTTCCCCAGCAATTTCTAGCTGAGGTAAGATTAATTGAGATGTTTTTTTAAACATTTTATTCGCTTCATCTCTATTTTTAACTATATCAATTTCTTTGTACTTAAAATGATTAAATTTTAAATATTTCCTAGCTGTTTCACAAGCTTTACAATCACGAGCTTTTGATGATATGAATAATTTTATCATAATTTAACCTTTAGGTGCTTCTGTAGGCTTCCCATACTTTTCTTTTAGTAATTCGCCAAACGCCTCTCTATCTCCCTTAAATTCAATATAAGCGTTTACCAACCCAATTAAAGATTGGATATGCCCATGCTGCGTGTTTACTATTTTAGTTAATTGCTTAGTAGTTAGCTTTTCCATTTTATCCTCTTATTTTAAATAATCCTTTTATTGCCTCTACAGGCTCTTCTTTTATCTTTTCGACCTTATTTTCGATTTTATTGACAGTTTCTATCTTAATATTCTCTATTTTTGCTGATAATCCATCAATATCTGCCTCTAGTTGTTTAATTTTGTTTAAAACTTCATCAGTTTTGCTAATAACGCCATTTGTTTGCTCAATCCCTGCATCAATAGTGCCAACTATGTCATTTCTTACACTTTCTAGCTTAATTTTGACTGTATTGACCTCTGTTCTCCATTTTGAGACCTCAGACTTGATGTCTCTAGCTATTCCATTAACTTCTTCAGCCGTATCTTTGAGATTTGCGTATATTGGGTAATTTGCAACCACTACCATAGCAGCTATCACTAATACGTTAATTATCTTCTCTATCATTACTCTCCCCTTTCTTTAAGGTTATCTTTATTATTATCTTTAGCTCGTCGATGACCGATAGGTTTTTTCAATGCCCCCCCTTGATTTTTTCTGGCACCCCTATTGATTTTTTTAAGGGGTTCTCCCTTTTAATAATTTCATCTTCCCATGCTTTTCGCTGTCCTTTTGTAGGTCGTCTAGCACTTAATGGTTCTACACCTGCAGCTTTAGCTCTTTTATTCCACTTATACCACTCTTTTCTCTTTTGGCTATACTGCTCTTTCTTAATTGCATCGTCAATTTGTTTTTTCTCACGTTTATTACGTTTAATAGGTGGTTCAATGTCTCTCTCAGGTAAAGTCTCAATAATAGGGATTTCTTCCATCACTTCAATTATCTCTGCATCCTCTGCATCTATATCAACTGCTTTTAAATACTTCTCAAAAGGCGAATCAACCGTTACATTAATATTCTTAACCAATTTACCACTATGCTCCAACACTAATCTCCCAGCTTGCACATTACCAGACTTAGCCTCACGTATCATAGCATTTAATATAGCAGGCAACTCCCCACCAAACAACACCATATACCTATCATATATAGCATCCATAAAGTTAGGATCTGTTCTCCACTTAACTATAGTCCTCTCAGTTATCCCAAGCTCTAAAGCCAAGTCTTTAACAGTAATGTTCGGGTTGGTAGCAAAATGT